CCGAGAACTGCATACCGAACAAACCATCTGGTTCGTTTCGGATACGCATTCGAAGCAGCATATTGTACGAGGGCATGGTGTGTCATCGCGAGCATAGCCCACGACGACAATGCTCCCATAGGTTGTCCGACCGCGTAGAAAACGCGCTCGATTCCCAGGTTATAGCTTTTGGCTACTCTAGGAAGCCTGTATGGTCTTCCGACCAACAGAAACGCCCACAGGGAACTCAACTCTTCACCCAGCAACGGCATCAGGAGGTCCACTTGCAACCGCAGTGGCAGCCTATCTGTTGCCGCAGACAAATCGTAAGACGCGACAAAGTCTGCGTCCCCGATTCTCTCAAGAAGCCGCTCAATTGGAGCGACTTGATTGAAAGTTCCGTCCGTTGAGATTAATCTCAACTTCGAGAAAATCCACTTATGAAGGGGTTCCATAAGCGTCTGAAGGAAGAGAGGCACCATGGCGAAGACTCTAATCTTCCCAGGCTCCTCTTTAAACCCAAGCGCTCCAAAGGACATATTTTGAGCCCACGAGCCTTTGAGATAGAGACCAAGAGCTAATTCCTTAACTCTTTTTGGTCTAGTCGCTACCTCTAGCCAAACACAGGGATTTCCCCTGTACTTGGCACCCAATGGGGTCAAACGAAGCCCTTTCCCCTCCGGTCTGCAGAAACTATTCAGATGCTCTAGCCACCAAGCCATAGCTCGGCGCTCTAGATACTTCCAAATAGGATTCACAGCCCAGAGCAAATCCAACCCATCAGTCAGATTCAACCAGCGAACAATCGCTGCCCGAACCTGACGATCTGACCCGTATAGGGCCAGATCCCACGGAAGCGACATCACTGCCGCAAAACCTCCCGAATTAGGAGAGGCTTTCCGTATAAGTGGGAAGAACCAGGGAGTTAGGTGTTTATCGATTCGCAACTCTAACTTATCTCCGGTATGATGCCGGAGACGAGAATAGAATTCAGGTACCCATTGCACCCAACCTCGACGGAATTCCGAGAGTGATACTCCCGGGTCCGTTATGGTCTTCAGTTTTAGCGCTCCCTTGAACTCTATCACCCGATAGAGCCCAAAGAGAGATAGCCAAAAGCCGATGACTCTAGCATCGCCCTGAGTAATCAGGCTACGATGCTGAGGGTTAATAATGCGAGGGATACCCCTGCGAGTTCGAGCTACATTCGCACCCAAGGCCCATGGAGAGGCATCTGACATACCTCCCGCTGCATGCTGCAGCAGGAGATATGCTGTTTTCAGATATATCGCCAACCCGCGAGGGCCTGAGGACTTGTAGATACGTCTTACGTTCTTGGCATATCCGTACGTCACCTTCACCAAACTACTGCTTAATTGCCCAAAGACTAATGGGATCACTCATAAGAGCAATCCCACTAGTTTTACTTCTGCTTTTACACAGAAGGACCAGGTTAAGGTATGTGGAACTAAGCGCCCATAAAGGGTTCTTACGTTTCTC